AAATAACGTCTGTCCAAATTCTTTACGTATTAGGTAATTAAATAAGGCTCTAGCCTCTACATACTTTTGTTGTTTAGACTTATGGAATATGTCTGCCTTTGTGTTATGTATAACTAAGTCTGCGACTCGTTTCATTTCAGCGTTAGTGAATGGTATTTTAAATACGTTATTCAGCTTTGTCATTGTCATCAATTTTTTTCTTTAGTTCGGCTACGTTTCTATTGTACTCCATTAGTATTAAATATATTTTGGATATAGTTTTTTCTAGCTGGCCAATTCTTTGGACTTGTGTTAGTTTCTTTGCTTTCATTTACTTTGTATATTTTTTTAATATATGACTCGGTATATATCCAGACATTTTATTAGTACGACTATAGTTATAGGTTTGCTGAAACTCTGAACACTTTTGCGCTCTAGGCATTGGTTTAGTTTTACTTAGTTCGTCTAGGTTAACCCACTTACCTTTTATTTTTCTCCAGGGTGTTTTTCTCATAATGTGCCTTGTATTGTGTAATCGTTTATGTCGAAGTCCTCTCGTATGTAGGTGTCGTATAAATCAATTCCTTTTTTTAATTCCTTACAACCGTACTCGTAAAACTCTCTACTTACATTCCAGATTCCTATATCTAGATTAGCCTTGTCTATACAAAGAAACGTAAAATCTTTATAATTACAGTTAAACGCCTCGCAATATATAGCGACTTGTAAATGATACTTATATCTATATGCTGACTTGTTAAAGTTCTGAACGTCTACTGTTGTCTTAAGGTCTACTATGCCACCTTTGTTTTTTAGTACGTCTGCCTTAGCTCGAAACGGCTTACCGTATATATCGACAATACCACACACTTCAGTTTTACTATCGTTTAATAACTCGACAGCTTGGTGGTTTTTATAAAAGGCGTCTATAAGCCTATTGTTATCGCTTTGTTCTTTGGCTGTATATACTTCGCCGTACTCTTCTTTAGCCTCTTTAAACTTTTTAGTGTTTTTACTTTGTACGTCTACGAATATTAACTCATCGTATTTTTCTGGTTCTAGTATTGCTAGGTGAAATAAATGGCCCGCCGTTAAAGCTGGGCTGCTAGACTTTTGGCCGTACTTAGTTATGTAGTAATAAGTCTTTGGACTATCTAACATAAGCTTTAGACTAGAACTGCTAAGTGCTAGTTTGTTTAACTCACCATAGTAAAACTCATCGTCTACCATTTTTTCTAGCAATTCCTTTTTATCGTAATAGTTACCGTCTAATAGTTTTATTTTATCCTTCATATATTCTATGGCCTTTTGCGTCAGTTGTTTTTAATTTAGCTTTTTGTATTGCCTCGTATTCGTTTTCAGCTTTTACTAATATATATCGGTTGTCGTAACCATCGTCAGTATATTTCCAGTATTCAATCTCGTATTCGTTCATATTATTTTTGTTGTTTTCTTAACCAATCCCCAACTTCTGTCCAATTAGCTTTATTAATTACTTTTTGCCAGGATTCAGTAGCGGCTTCATAATCTGAATCTAACATTGACTTTACATTATTTTTTACATAATTCTTGGACCAGTTTTCGTTACAGCAAGATTTGTCTAGAGTTAAATCAATCCAATTAAAAAAGTCTCTTACTACTATTTTAGTTTCGTCATTACTAAAACTTTCAAATAGTTTTTGTTCTTTAGTTTTCATATAGTTAATTTAGTAATTATTAATATTAAAATAATTGCTAGGGTTGCAAATGCAAATCCTTTAAGATTATTCTCGTAGTTTTTCTGTTTCATATTGTAGTTCTTTAAGTTTTGCGTCTGCTAATATTGTAGCCTCTCTAAATCTATTTAACTGTATGTTGTAGCCTCGCTCTCTTTGTTGCATACTCATAACGTATAAGCTAATTACAGATAACGACTTTATAGCTGAATCAATCTCAGCTCGAGCTTTGTCAGTTAGTTTTTTGTTTTGTGATTTTTTATGCCAGGAATCTAATATACTAGATAGTAATTGAAACTCGTTATAGAAATTAAACTCTTCTATATCCAAAACGTTGCTTTTTATGTCATTAAGTATATCCATCGTATTTGAACAATATACGACAAATTGTTAATAACTCAACTATGTTATTTAGATTTTTTTCTATTATTGAAATATTCGGTCCAAGGTCCAGGCTCTGGGTCTTTTGTGTTCACTGAGACTACGGAAGCTTTAGACTCTGGTAAATAGTAAACTTCTTTAGATTCTTTATCACCACCCCAGTAAGTAGTTTTACCAGCCAATACAATTTCTACAGGTGGCATCGTTATATTGTTTAACCAGTATAAATAATTACCTTTAGGGTCAGCTACAAAATAAAGCTTAACGACATCGTTAGGTAAATTCATAAGCGCATCGTATTTCTTTTTTTCTATCATTTTATTTTCGTAGTACTTTTTTCTAAACTTCATTTCGATTACCGCTGCAAATCCTTTAGGGGTTAAACCCTTAGCGTCATATCTACTAGTCCCGCCAATATGCTTTAATTGCCAACCGTCTAGATTTAGTATTTGTACTACGGCCTTTTCCCACTTAGTAGTTTTTTCTATATCCATTACTCTATATATAAATTGTTTATGTCTTTGACCCAGCTTTGGATTTGCTTAGGGTTGCAGCTACAAGGCAATACAAATTTGTGCTTAAAGTATTCCGAATGAATTACCGCTATTGCGTTTAACTCTTCTTTAGTAATAGTAGACTTTTTTGCCTCTCTAAATTTAGTCCAGTAGTTATAGTCTTTTTTATTTAATCTCATCTTGTTCAGTTCTAAATATTCTTATTTCGTTTAAAGCTTTTTTTCTACGCTCGCACCCGCAAGACTTATACCCTAGTATATCTATTACTATTTTTTCGACTAACCACTTAACTCCAGTCTTTTTAAAAATCGTCTCTAATATGTCGCCTAAATTCATAGTCTTCTTTTATTTGTTTCTTAATGTTTTTTATAGTATTTCTAAGACTCCAATAAGTTATGTTAGTATTCCTAGACAATACGCTAACCTTAGTGTTATCTAAAAAGACTTCTTTAAATATTCTACGCATATAATATACTTTCATTTTGTCCTGGCTAAAGTTGTCTAGCAAGTTGGCGTCTTCTAGCATTTGTAAGTACTTATCGTTTTCGTACCAGTCGCTTATAACTTTGTGCTTTAAAAATTCGTCACTATCGTTGTACTCTTGGTTATACCATTCTTTATACTCTAAGTCTTCGGATAGGTCCTCTCTAGTGTCTAAGCTAACAAACTTGACATTCTTTTCCCTACGCTTTAAGTCAAAGACTAGGTTTCTAATAGTAACGTATATAAAGTAATAATTAACCTCATCGTTATTATACATAATCGACTGGTCCTTATTCTCTTCTAAATGTAATTTGATTTTAAAGTAAAGCTCCGATACTATGTCTTTGGCAGTGTCAGGATTGACGCCTAAAGATTCGGTAATTTGTAACCAATTATTGTGTTTTTTATATAAGAGTTCTAAAATGTCCACTCTTACAAGCTACAAAAATTATGCTATACTAAAAGGGAGCGTTGGCTCGTTTAAGAATTTTGACTATACTTTCGTTGTTAATAGAATATCCTACATTGTTAATAAGCGCTCGCATCTTAACGGGAGCGTCTAGACTGGTACAACGCCCGCCAGTCTCAATAGACTTAATCTTTTTAATATGTAAAAAGGAATACATAAACTCTGTAGGGTGCTGAATAAATCTGTGTACTACAGCAAAGGAATCACATCTATTTACAAACTTACCACCACCCTCTATAGAGCTAGACTCACAAACCATTGGATAACCTTGATACTCGTGAGGCGACTTATAAACTCTTCTAAGCGCTTCAGTGTTAGCGTGGGCGCATAACCATAGCGAAACTTTATTACGCTGGCAAAACATTCTAAACTGGCTTAGGACCTCGTAGTCGTATTCGTGCATACCTAAAGCCTTAGAGGTCTCTCTATCTTTAGCTAGACTGTTATAAGGGTCTATTAGAAACCCGTCATACTTAAACCCTATCTTAGCATTTTCAGCTACGTCTATTAATTCTTTGTATGTATAAAGTCTCTCGTTAGATATAAACTTAAAATGTTCTTTTATAAATGCTATGCCGTTATTAAAGTCATTAGGTATTATTTTATTAATAGGCTCTTCTATTAAATACTCTAGTAGTTTTCTTATTAATTCGTAAGGCTCATTCTCTGAGCTGTATATTAACCACTTAGAGTTATGTCTAACTGAGTAGCATAACATCATAAACAAAACTAGTGAAGTCTTACCTACGTTAGCGTGGCCCAGGAATAAATTAAGGTCAGAAGGTTTTAAAACAAAATGAGTATCTAACTCTGGGATACCTAGCTTAAGACCAGTTTTAATTTCACCAGTTCTTATTTTGTGTATTGTTTCTATTTGTTTATTGAAGTCGACAAACATATCTTAAAGTTTAAAGATTAGTAATATAGAAAAAAAAAGGATAGCTATTAACTATCCAAAAT